TCTGGCAATTCGGTATACAAATATCCATTATCTGTATCAATAATTGGACCACGAGGGAATGGTGTAACTAAGGTATCAGTTGTTCCTGTTAATACAGCACCATCATACACGTCAGTGACAGCAGCACCAGCATTAATTGGACTCAATTCTATTGATAGTCCATCTGCAGCAACTGCTGAAACTCTATTAAATGTCTCAGTGCTGAATCCTGGTCTTTGATAAGAAATTATAGTATCAGTTCTTATGCCAGAAAATACTTTTCCTGCTGCGGTTACTGTTGCAACACCACTAAGAATTGCAGGTATTGTTATTTGAGATATGCCATTAGGCATTCTGAATCTTTCAAGAACTGAGTCTGCTGTAAACTCTGGAAAACCACCACCTGCTGCTTGTCTTACTGACTTAATATTTTGTGTTCCATATTCAACGAAATCTGCAATGGTTCTTGAAAAATCAACTCCATTGACAGTTATTTGCTCACCTTTGGCAAAAGAACCAGACGTTTGTCTTAAGTTAACGAATGTTGACCCACCACCAGCATCGACAAGGTATCCACTAGCACCACTACTCTTTCCTTTAATGTAAGATCCATCAGGCATGTCAGTAGCATCTACGCTCTGATTTAAAGTTATTTTAGTGTATGTTTGGATATCATACAGTCTCAAATCATATTTTGTTGCTGCTCCAGAATATGCAGCATCAGTAAGATTAAATGTATATACTCGGGCATCACCTATTACTGCTTCGGTATCACCTTTTTTTCTGTTTAGTAATTGAATTGTTGCTTTATTTTGTGGAACACCAGTAACATTATCTACTCTGAGTAAATTACCCATTTCAAATGGGATAGTTACATTTGATACTGTCTCGGTATCTCTTGGTTTATCGACATCAATTATTGTTGTTCCAGTTTTTTCAATATCATATCCCCTAACATATGCCTTTCCTGGAGAAATTTTTAGGCACATTAAATCATCAGATGGTATACTTCTCTCTTCAGTTCTTTCGTTTGAGAAAAATAGACCATTATTTCCAAGTCTGTTGTTTAATGAATTATGAACTGATGGATTGAAAGGAACAACAGCATAATCACCCGATTCATCATATGTTCTTTCTGCCATATAATCACGAATTTGATTATATTGAGTTTTGTTAGAAATTTTTTGAATTTTGCCGTTTTTTAATCTTAAAAGTTCTACAAAATCTGTATCATTAGTATCACTTATTAATTTTTTAGTTAAAGTTAAATTAATTTTAAATCTATCAGCACCTGGTGCAGCAAAGTTTGTAAATCCTTTTGCGTTATCAAATAAAGAATCATCATCTTTTGATCCTATGATCAATTCGTCAATTTTCAGTCCAACTCTGTACGATGGTGTGTTCGTGTAGTTATCAAGTAATATTGTTTGTTGAGAAACATTTACAAAATATCCTCTAATAAAATATATTCCTTTACCAATCGAAGCTGCTGAACCGATTGCTGTTGCATCAGAAGAAATCAGAGATGCAAATTCTGTTCCTGCAGAAATGGTAGTATTTCCATAAGTTACATTTTCAGTGGCAGTTAATGATTCACCATCCAAAAACTGAGTAAATTCAAAATCGCTATCCGAATCAAGATATTTTACATATAAAGTTAAATTTTCAAAATTATTTTCATCTGCATACTCTACACGTTGAATTCTTGCGGTAGTTCCTGATACTGATCCAACTATTTTTTTACCTATGAAGTTTTCAATATATAAAGCAACATCAACTCCAGAACTAGTAGCGTTAAGTTTTACAGCATAAAACTGCCCATCATAAGATATATTTCCTGGAACAACTACAGATCCTTCCTTAAATATATGACTACCAAAAGATTCTATCTGACCTTGCAGAAGAGACTGTAAGGTAGTTAATTCTCTCGCTTGAACTGGAAATCCTGGTTTAAATAATACTTTATAAAAATTCTTTTCAGAATCATAGTCATCATAATATGGATTGATATTTAAGTTTGTTTTTTGTGACATTTTTCTTTAGAATTCCAGAATAATTTTAACGTCTTCTTTTTGGCGAGAATCTCTTTGAATAAGAGGTCTATTGTCAATGTAAATAATTTCCCCTGTCTTCTTATTTATCTCTGGATCTGCAAGTCCATCTGTAAAAGTAATTCCTAAATCTATCTCTTTAGCATTTATTGTTGTCTTAATTCCTGAGAATCCAGTATCAATAGATCCTGTAAACGGAGAAATAGTATTTGCTGAAGATTCAAAAGACAGCAATTTACTATCACTACTAATAGTATCAACATCGGTGTGATCTTTTTCGTTTCCAAAATACAAAGATCTATCTTGGAAATATTTTAACACTTTAGTTTCACTATCATATGATGCAACATATCCCTTTGCAGCACCTCCACTGACAGATTGTGAAATAGCTGCCCCAACTACAGGATCAGAAGATACCGAAGTTAGTTTCAATGAAAATAAAGATGAATATTGGTTTGCACTAAAAATAGTAGTAGATGAATATTGTTGTGGATTTTTTACTATTCCAACTTGAGTAAATTTTGTATCAATTGGGAAATCTCTGTTTGAATCATCAAACCTCGCATAAACTAGTACTTTATCTGTACCCAATTCTGTATAAATGTCATGTCCATGTCCCTTTGATGGTGGAATGATTGGTATTAATTTTGCAGGATCAGCCAGAGTTCCTGAGGGTTGTATAGATCCTAAATCAACAATTCCGTAAGTATACCCACTACCACCAGCAGTTACAACAGCAGAAGTTATCGTTCCTGATGCATCTACTTCAATTGAAACTTTTGCACCAGTTCCATCACCATTAATGTTTACAATTCCAGAGGTGTAATTAGATCCACCATTAGCAATATATACCTTTTTAATTTGATTCAAGTTTACATCAGAGTCACCTGCCTCTCTGACACTTTGAATCTGACTATCTGTTGTTGTTGACCAATCATTTGGAACTACAACATAATCTGTAGAATCAAATTTTATAATATCACTAGGAGAAACAGAAAAAAGATATTTCCAAATATAACCATCACCACTAGTTCCAGCTGCGGTTGGTTCTAGATCAGTGAATGTTGGTTCGTCTTTTGATACATTTCCTTTCAAATTAGTTCCAGATGAACCATTATCAATACAAACGTAAACTCTAAAATCACTATTAATTACATAGTAATTTGTATCATACAATCTGCTTAAATTTGAGTTGGGAGCAGGATTAGAAATACTGTAGTCATGCCTATACATGTCATAACGAGTATTTGCAGCCCAAGTGACTTTTCTTATTAATCTCCTAACATTAGATGTGGTAACCTTTTTACCAAATAATGAAGTATCTCTGTAGTGAGAGGTAAATTGCAAATTATCAGTTGGTGATGGCGTATTGCTATTCCACTCACTATCAGAAGTAGTTCTACCAAAACCAGATACTGGATTGGAAGGATTTGGCAATCCCAAAAAAACATAATAAGAGTTACTCGTGTTTGCTACAGAGTCTACAAAATTACTTGCATTTGATATTCTAAATTGATCTGTTACTACCGCAGCCATGTTAATAGTTTTTTAGATATTTATAAGGGAATTGTCATTATATGGTTTTTGGAAGTGCTCCTCCATCTCTCAATCCAATACCTCTTCTTTGAATTGTTGGGAAAGTTGTGAGTCCAACATCAACAGTGTTTCCAGTAACTGCTATAGAAACTGGAGAGGTTGCTCTAGAAATTCCAGCAAGTCTTCCCCACGAGAATCTTCCCACCGGATTATCTGAGTTAGAGGTTGTTGCTATACCAACAACTGAAGTTCCAGAATCTACATAACAAACAATAGAACCAGCAGCACCGACAGAAGACAATTCCTGAATAAAGTATATATTATCAACAAAAGTTGTCCCTACACCAACAACTGATAAAGAGTTAGTTGCAACAGATGTTACACCTGTTCCAACTTGCGTATCAAAGATATAAATTGGATATCCTACAGAAAGATCTGTATAATTTGTCGCATCAGATCTATGCAAGTTAAACTGAATTGCTAATGTTCCTATTCCCTGAGCATTTACAGTGGTAATTCCAGTAACAATTCCAGAGAAACCCTGAATTACATCAATACTAGACACTTCTTCATAAGTTGGACCTGGAAGAGATACGAGGACTTGTGGTGCTATTGTATATCCAAGTCCTGGATTATTAACCAGAACTGATGTGACAGTTCCATTAGAAATTGTAGCAGTAGCAGTTGCTGTTGTTCCAACACCAACTCCAATTTCAGGTGGAGCAATGACAGAAATAGTTGGTGTTGAAGTATATCCACTACCACCAGAAACAATTGTATATTCTGTTATAGTTCCAGCGGTAGAAACAGTTGCTGTAAGTGCAGCTGCGACTGGATCTGTAGAACCAGCAACAATGAGACCACTGAACTCTGTAGCAGAATCATAATCAAATAAATCCGCATCTTCTACAAATATTTCAGTATCACTACTCTCAATTGTATTGATAATTTTTGCGGTTGGGAAAATTTGTGCCTCTATAGAATCTCTAGTCTTGGGAACAATTTCACCATTGATAATTCTATCAACCTTCTGCTTTATCCATGCAAGTGGTTTGAAATTAGTTTCATCTATTCCGTCTCCTGAATACAAGTTTGTTTCAAATTTATCAGAGAAGGATAAGTCAAAGACAGTTCTCTTATCTTGGGTTACCGTTCCTCTAATAGAATTATTTTTATATACTTGTACCAAATCACCACGTTTGATGGTTTGATTTATGGTCGTAACCAATTGATCATCATCATTTCTAGTTCCCCTATAGAAGAATATATCAATATTATCTTCTGGTTTAGGTGCTTCAGAGAAACTAAATGATGTCCCACCATCAAAAGAATATGCAACTCCGGGATCTTGAATTACTCCATTGACAACAACTAATAGAGCATTTGCAAGATTAACTCTAGTTCCCGCCTGTGCCTCAAAACTTATAAGTTCATCATTATAGAATAATGGGAATCTTGTTCTTGATGAATCTTGGAAATTCTTAATTGAATCGATGTAATCGAATTCGCCAAATTGCCATGCACCAATGGTGTCATTGTACACATCATCAACAGTTAATAGAAATTCAGAAGTTGCTGAGGAAAGAGTACTATGTGTAACCAAACCAACGGGTCTGATAACATCTCCACGTCTAAATGCATATCCAGGTCTTGCAATCTTAAAGTTTGTAACTTCAAATGTGTCTGATCCTATTCCAGTGGTTGTCGCAGCACCTACCTCAACATCAACTAATAATCCAACACCTGTTGTTGTAGTAGCACCAAATCCTATTCTAGAAACTCCCTCTATCGTGAGTCCTTCATAAGTTGGTTCAGAAACAATTATTTGTGGAGCGGAATATCCAGATCCACCACCAACAATGGTGAATGATAGTGTTCCACCAGCACCTACATTTGCAGTTGCCGTTATTGTAGCGGCAGCACCTGTATGGCCTGATTCATAAACACTAACTCCAATAGATACTAGTCCATTGTATCCAGATCCAAGAGATCCTCCAGTCAGTGCTGTAGTTAGTCCTGTGATAGTTCCTCCAGCACTAACTGTAGCAGTCACAGCAGCACCTACTAAAGGTGCATATCCTAATCCGCCAGAAGAACCTAATGAAACGATAACTCCGCCCCTTGGAAGTTGATTTGAATTATAGTCGGTGCTTGTAACATATTTTGATCCATCAGCAGAAGTAATTCCACTGAAAATTACACTGGTTATTCCTGCTGTGCTAAAATCGTCAAGTGAGAAATTATTATCTGGGTTATTGGGAGATGAGGGGGTTTGGAAAATTCCGTTAATAAACAGAATACCATTTCCACCTGTACTTCCAATTCCTGTAGTATTTGCACCACCAACAGTTAATGTAAATGTTGCTCCGATGCCAGTAAATTGGTCAGAAATATCATCATATATTTGATTTGTATCATAATTATTTCTCAAATAAACTCTACCAGTGAAATCCGCTGTTTCTGGCTCTAAATTACTTGCATTTCTTTCTATCTGAGAATTTCCTCTTGGAGGATCTACAAAGTGAATATTTCTACCAGAAATGTTATAAGAACCCTTGTAAATTCTAACTTCATCACCGGCAGAATGAGATGTTGCTGCAGAACCAACTACTCCTCTCTTGACTTGAACTAAAGTAGATGTACCAGTTCCAGTTATTGGACCAACTGCCGTAGTTCCAAAACCAACAATTTCAATCTTCATGTATTCGTCATTAATCTTCAAAAGATCTGTTGGAAGTATTGTAGAAATTCCACTTAAAGCAAAAATTGTAGATGCTGTTCCAATCTGACCTCCTGGATTTCCAGATAGAGTATGTGCAATTGGAGTAAACTTCAATGGATATTGAGCAACGCCATCTAATGTTATTATGGTCTTTTCATTGCCCAAACGCATTGATAATTCATGAGCATTTCCTTCACCAGAAGATCCAAATGATACATTTGTGCCAGCTTCTGCGTCTGATCTAGTTGTAGCAAGTTTAAATTCATCATCATTCTCTCTAATTGCATAAACGATTGATGGAAGAGGTGTTCCGCTACCATATGTCATCGCAGTAGATCCAACACCCACAAAAGTTGATTTTGGAGTATATGATAAAGCTTCACCGGTTCTAAAGAAGTGATCATTAATTGTAAATACACCTGTACTCAAATTTAATTGTGTTGAGTTAGTTGGATTAAAGGTCTTTCCGTAGATGGGAATTCCATCGGTAGTTGCTAAGAATTCAGTTTTATTGATTCTTTCTCCGTTAAGAGCGTTGTAAGAAGTAACATCAAGAGATTGTACTATATTACCGTACTGATGATCTGGTGCATCATTGAGTAAATCAACATCTGTGTAAAGAATTTCATTAAGTGATGAAACCTGCAGAACAGATGACATCGCAGCATCTGGATAGAATTTGAGTATAAAGTTTTGTCCAGAATATTCTACACCAAATGTTCCCATTCCACTTTGTGCATCTGTTACTCCTATGCCTCCTGCGGAAAGGAAAGATGACTGTTGAATATAAGTGTCAAATTCATTATCTTGTAAAGCCAACACGCTATGGACTGCTTTAGTTGAACCCATACTAACTTCAACCAAGGATTTGACAGAATTAAATTTAGTTCGATCAAAACTTACGACTGTCGTTGCAGCAGCAGAAACCGTATTTTCATATGCTGATCTAATTATTGCGCTTCTTTCAGCACCAATTGGTTGTGACGGTGCAATAAATCTATGCGTTCCGACACCAACTGCAGTTGTGCCAAATCCAACAATTTTTGATTTTAATTGAACATCATTTGCAGTATCATTTGTATAACTTAAAGTTAAAACACCAGAACTAATATCAGCACTAAATGAACCTATAAAATTGGAAGATGTGGTAATCTCATCAGTATCAAAGAAAGATTCTGTTAGATACGTATCTGTACCATCATGAGTTATGAACAACTCAACAAAATTTAGTTCATTTGTGTTTGATTGTACAATTTGAGTATTAACATGTAGTGAAGTAAATTTATCAGTAGCAACTCCTATGATAGAACTTGTTATTCCAGATCCACCTGAAGTCACAACACCACTAAAACTAGTCATGTTGACAAATCCTATGGATGTAGTTCCTACACCAGAGGTTGCTGATCCAAAAGTATTTCTGAGTACCTTAATATCATAATCAATATTATCTGGATCATTTGGAGTAAATCTGAGGAAATTGGAATCTGTTACGGTAAAACTTCCATAATCCTCACCTACTACTGAAGTTAAAGCTGATCCAATGTTAGCAATATTCCCTTTTTCTAATAGGAAATTACCACCAGAATTATCACTAATAATTGTGAATTCTGATAATTGAACTTCACTTCTGTCAAGATTAGTTACTCTTACTAAAACATCATCATATGAGTCCGAAGCAGTGAATTCGAAGATGTCCTTGAATTCGGAATCTATTACATTATCTGCATTAGAGAAAGTGCTGCTAATGTCATCAATTTTTAGAACAACATTACTCTTAGATAATGTAAAATCTGTTAATTTTTTATTTTGAAGTTTTAAGAACTTGGATTGAGATCCAACAACATCAATATCAAGAACATTGTCAAAATTATAAATTGTATCTACTCTTAATTCTTCCAATACATCACGAATGACAGTAAAGGCAGTTGAACTACCAATTCCTACAACTGCTGTAGAAGATATGCCGACATCAGCAAAGTTTTTGAGACCACTGGTATGAACAAGACTATTGACAGGAGTTCTCAATTCTCTCCATTCAATGGGACTCTTAATTGTATAAGAAAGATTTTGATAGTAATCATTATCAGGAATTACCTGATCATCTGAACTTAATCTTCCAATGTTATCATCCCATCCTATTTTCTTTTTATTTGAGAAACTTATTTCAAATCGACCTTCATTAAATTTAATCTGTTCTATTTTTGCAATATTAGAACTAGATTGTCCCGTAAGAATATCTCCGACTTCTAACTCAATATTACCATCACCGGAAACTTTAATAGAACCAGGATTCAAACCAGAAACAACTAGATTTGCATTTTCTCCGTTGAGGGATAACTTTTCACCTAAAGTAAAATCTGATATCTCTTGGACTAAAGAGAAAGTTGGATAATCAGATTTTTTTATAATATTTCCAAGAGAATCTTGAATTGTTTTTGCAGTTCCCGTATTAGTGGTAAATTCTCCAAGATCAATCGTTACCTCGTCCTGAGTAATTCCACCAACAAATTTAGAATTTTTATATTCTTTAACGGTGAAGAATTTATATCCATAATCTTCAGAATTAAACCCAGAACCTGCTGCACCAACTTTCTGAACACCTTCAATGTAAACCTGTTCTCCAACACTAAATGCGCTTGTACTAAAACCAAGAGCTGGTGTCGTTATTCTACAAACAAATTCAGTGTCTGATGATTGAACAATTCTTTGAATACTAATTCCATTTGTGTTATCAACAGTAAACAGTTGAACAGTTTTATCAGGAAGACCCTTTGGTTCTTGCAAGATGTCAACTGATGTCAAAGAGTTTCCGGTAATATTTGCTCTTAAAATACCACTATCAATTTTTTGACCAACACCAGTATCTACTATGACTACTCTTGGTGCAGAAGTATAATTTCTTCCTCCATCTGTTACTGTAACCACTCCAATAGTGTTTGAGTCTGTAATGGCAACTATTGATGGTATATTTGCATTTGGTTGTAAAGTCTTATCAGATGAATATTCGAATCCTTCATTAATAACCCTAACTCTTCTGGTGTTACCAACAGATTTGGATTTTGCAATTAAGTTTGCATCTACTGCAGTTGTACTTGAAGATCCAACAAAATTTGGTAATTTTTTATACCCCGATCCACCAGAGACAATATTAATTTTATTAATTGGACCGTCTGCTGTTAATGAAGTTGTAGAATATTCTATTGTAGAACACTCTGATGAAGTATAAGATAATTTTTCAGGAACTTTAGTGAGTGCTACATTAAAAGTTGTTTCCCCAACACCAGAAACGGGGTATGTGGAATTGTATGAACTTTCAATATACATTATTTCAGAATAATCACTGACTTCAGTGTCTGCTGTGCTAATAAATCCAGATTTCTCCAAATTATAGTACAATTTCTCAGGTAAAATATTTGTAGTATCGTCAGTATTATAATTAATAGTTAATGCAGCATTAGCACTAACTCCAACTGTTCCGACACCAGAAACAGTTATCCCTGTGGTAGAACCTGTAGAAACAAATTCATTATTAAATTGATTGTCATAATAAATTTTTAGCAAATATCCATTCAAAGTAGAATCTGAAAGATCAAATACTAAACTGTTGTCCTTTACTATCTTAATTCTTGGATTTATAGGAGAAATTGTTTGTGATCCACCACCAGTGTCACCAATACTTACTACGGTTGGTGGATTTAATGTAGAATTTATGTATGTCTCGCAAAGTTGAATAATACTATCATTTATTTTGTACACATAGTAAGAACCAGTGGATAACCCTGAGGCAGGTAAAGATGCGGCATAACTTACTTTTTGTCCCGTCTCCAATCCATGAGAAGAAATAGTAATTTGATTACTTAAAATTTCAATCCCTGCAGGATCAATAGTAATTGGATTTACAATTAAACTATCAGTTAGAGTATCTCTTTTTACAATTACTGATGTGTCTGTTCCAATTCCCCCAGAAAGTTTTGGTTGAATATTTAAAGTAACTTTATCTCCAGAAGATAACTTATGATAAGTCTCCCCTAATGCAGATGATACTGTGTTAAGACCAACAGTTGAAATTGATACAACAGAATTAATTCTTTGAACTCTTGCTTTCTTTTGTGGGTGAATTGTTTCAAACAAGTATTCATCACTATCGCTACCACTATTTCGGAAGAAAACTTCTTTAAATTCACTTCCAACTCCTGTTTTGATACCAACTGAATTTATTGTCTTCCTTACAATAAACACAGTTGTAGTAATTCCTGATGCCGGAATATCAAATGGAGTTCCATCAGATGATGTTGAAATTGAAATCGCACCACCTGAAGGCACTGTTAAATTAACTGGTTGATTAGTTGTGAAAGGATGGTTTTCAATATAAATCCTTTGAGTTGGAATATCTCTAGTTACAGAAGAATCTCCAAAAACAAATGTCATAGAGCTGGATATTCCGACAGTAGTCCCTACACCAACAGATTCTTTTGGATTGAAATATACTTTATCATTAACTGAGGATTCAAAATAATCTACATCTGCAGATATCGTAAATGAATCAGGAATATATGATACTTTTGTAGTAGCAGTGTGAGATGTTCCAACTAAACCTCTCTTGACTCTAAGAACATTTAAATTAGGAAATATGTTTAATATTTGTAGAGTTTCTGTACCAATACCAATACTACTGCCAGCAGATACTGAGTTAGGAATCTGAGAAACATATATTTCTGTTGTTGCTGCACCTGGAGATGCATCTGATCCTGCTATTGCAGAGGAAAGATTTGAATAAAAAGAACTAATTCCAATTTGGAAGTTTTTGTTTAGTTCTGATAAAGAACTACTAAATCCTGAAATAGTAACATATTCTTCATCTCTAAGACTGTGTTGAGGTAAGATGGAAACTTTTACTTCATTTTCTCCATTCCAAGTAAAAATTGAGTCATTAAAAGTCTCTACTGATGTCTGTATATCAAATACATCTTTTCCTAAAATAGAAGATACTTTAGCGATAACACCATCACCACTAGTTCCTGTGCTGTCAAAATTTAATGAATCATTTATTTTATATCCAACACCAGAATTAAGAATATCAATTGATTCTACTGGTCCTTCAGTGACAGATTCAATGACAGATTTTTGTCTAGAAATTTCATTAGTTTCAATTAAGAAATCATTGTCAGCAAAACGATCAGATACTTTGTATGGGAAAGTATTTCTAAGTAAATCTGAATTGATAAAGTCAAATTCCTGATTCAGTGATTTATTTTCCTCTAAAGTATTTGCTCTATATTGATTTCCGACAAAATATGGGAACTGTGGATTTCCGTTACTATCAATGGTGGCAAAGTAAGCATAAACACCGTTTGGAAAATCTACTGTTTTTGTAAATCTGCCATTGTGCCTATCTAAATCTCCAGAATTTGTATATTCATAATCTTCAACAAAAAATCCATCTTCAAATCCAGAAGGTCTATCAAAAACTCTAGAAACATTTTCAGTATATCCAGATTCTAGACGCACTGGTCCAGAACTTGTGTCTGTTACATCGGAGTTTCCATATGAACCATATATTGGATTTCCATCATACGCCCAACCGATTATTCCAGAAACTCTACTTTGAACATCTTTAAAAGTAGACCTCAATTCAGTGTAATATCCAGATACAAGATACTGTAATTTATTTTTACTAGTTCCTTTTAATATTTGATTTCCATATTTGTTTACATTATTGATAGTTAATTGTCTAACTTCGGTATCAAATTTTGCACCCGATCCACTAGGTACAACTCTAATAGAAGTAGAGGTGCTGGAATATCCTATACCAGTGTTAATAACCTTTACATCAGTTATTTTCCCTTCTGTTGATATGACTGGTCTTAACAAAGCACCAGAACCAGATCCACTAGAATCGATAACCTCTAATTCAGGAATGGAGAAATATTCCGAACCCCCAAATTGAAGATTGACAGAATTCAGCAATCCATTAATGATAATGGGTTTTAACTGCGCGTTCTTACCATTTTTTATAGAAATTAATGGTTTCTTTTCAAAATTAATTGTACTAGATCCATATCCTGTTCCTGCTTCGTAAAGGTATGCATCAATGATACTACCTTTTACCACGGGAGTTGCTACAATAGATCTGTTAGATACAGTTGTTCCAACTCCAACTGATGTAAATTCAACAGAAACTGTAATGTCTGGATACGCAAAATTTTGATATCCAGAACCTGATGATGTTAAATCAACATGATTTCTTCTTTCATAATTTAATGGATTTGTTCCTCCAACACCAGCATTAGCAACTTTGAAAGAGTCGTCATCAACTTTTATAATCTGATATTGAATTGATGTCGTTGTTATCCCTGTGGTGGTTGTCAATCCACCAATTGAAGTTCCATCAGTAGAATAAAGAACTAAATCTCCATCATTAAATCCATGGTTTTTAAAACTAATTAAATCATTTGTAGTTGTTATTCCTGTTGGTTTAACGATTAATTTTCTGTTAGTATAACCACTACCACCATTAAGAACATCAACTGAAGAAATTGTCTTAGTTTTTTCTTTTGTTCTAAATTTGTGAAGTCCAGTGGTATAAAGAGTACTGAGACCTACAACATTAGTTTTTGAGGAATAGTCATCATATGATTCATACAATTTAATGGTTGTGTTGTTATCAACCTGAACAAAATAAGATCCATCATCAACTAATGATGATGTACCAATACCAACTCCGATTCCTTTGTTTCCATTGGAATCATAAATTACCTCTTGACCATTTGAAAAATTATGATCTGAGATAAAAGTTATTTGATTTGTATTATTATCTACACCTCCATTAAAGGTGATTAACTGTCCATCAAATATTACTTCTCTAACTCTCGTATTAACTATTGCTCTAAGATCTGCTCCACTACCGTTTCCGCCGATTACTTTAATTGATGTAACTTCATCGATATCAAAATCTTGAGTATCAACATCGACTCTCTTAATAGATCCCTGAATTACTGGACGACATAGTGCAGTTGTTCCAAGACCAGCAGAAACTGATAATTGTGGTAGATTGATTACATCATAACCATCCCCACCATTCAACAATTCTATGGAGTCTAATGGACCATAATATACTTTATCTGATGATTTATAATTTTTAATCTCAACACCATTAATTAACATACCAACACTTCCTGGTGCTGTTAATTCACCTTTACCATTTTTATTATTTGGTGGGATTGGAAATTTTTTAAGTAACTTTTGTGCTCCAATTTCACCATCTTTATGTTCAAATAAGGTAAAAGTATGCTTACTTATTCCGGAAGATGGCACTGAAAAAGTTACGAAGTCTGATGTTCCAACAAAAGAGGGAGAATTAAACAATCTGATAGTTTTTTTATCAGATGCCAAAACCTCAACAAAGTATGATCCTTCAATTAATCCTACAAGAGGTTCTGTTTCTGGGGAATAAAAAATTCTATCTCCAGTCAAAAATGGAGCATTTTCAGAAAAAGTAATCGTTGTAAAATTATTAAATGTATTTTTATTTCCTAAACTTACTACAGAGTCTATAGAAACAGAGTTAGTGCCTTTTGTTATCTCATATGTAAAAGAAGTGGTAACTCCTGATATAGAAGATGGTAATGAATTTGAAGCAACAAAAGCAAAATCTCCGGAGACATTGGTATATACATTCAATACATCTCCTAAAATAACATCATTTCCATATTCTATAGATGCTCCCGAACCAGAACTTCTTGCTTTATTGAGTTTTCTTCTTAAACTATATTCTACATTTGAGCTCGGACTAAATGTAAAATTATCTAAACTAATTGATTTTCTATCAGAAGAAATATCAATAACATTAGTTACACTTGAAGATGATGTTGGAAATACTACTTTTCCTGGATTATTGCCACCTCTTTCTATGATTTCTATACTATCACCTTCTTTTAAACTTGACTTATCAATTTCACTTTTCAAAGTAACTGACAAGTTAGTTCCAAAATTTTCTACCTCATATGATGAACTAGTATTGTAAATCCATGAGTTAGCAAAAATTTGTTTATGTGTTTTTTGTCCAGTGGTTGGATTTTTAATTAAATCACCGACATTATTGACAGAAATTATATCCTCTTCAGAAACATCAAGATTATCGGATACTTGAATGAAATCAGATAATACTCCCGTCAATCTTAACTCTACTCTTTTATCTTGATTCCCCTCTTCAAAACCAAAATAAATTTCATCCGATCTTATATTGCTAGCACTAGAAATTGTTGATGCTACTCCAGTGCATCCAATAAATTGATTAATAGATTTGTCAGAATAAGTAATACTATTAATACCGGAAATAACCATTCCAGTTTGTGCAAAACCAATAGTGGAATCAACTGAAATTACAGAAGCACCTATTGCAACAGTTTCTGTATTTTTCGTACTGGGAGTTATCGTAAATGTTCCCTGAATTGTTGAAGATTCATCATATCCAACAAAAAGAGATAATTTAAAATATTGTTTACCGTTTCTAGTGAAAGGTTCTATTTCAGATATTGCTGCTGTTGTTCCAGAATCGGTTGATTTGGTTATTGTTTGACCAACTAATTTTGCAGGGTCTCCACTGATCACTTCTGCAATGGCAACCTCTCTTCTAATATAGTCTCCTGAAGATGGTTTAATTAGGAAGTCTTCTAAATTTACTACTCTTGGATTTGCTCCATAGAGCACATTAAACAGAATTCTAAATGATTCATCAGTACCTTTGGATCTATAAAAAGACTTTGCTTCTTTTATAAAATTGCCAGCATTTAACTCTTTGACAAAATCAACATCTTCTAAACCCGGAGCAAAAGCATATTTTAATTTTTTGTAAAAATCTCTTAAAAATAAAGAACTTAAGTTAAGTACATTTGCATCTTCAAGGTGACTTGCTTTAGAGGTATCAGAAAATACCAATTCCTCCTGATTCAAGTCACTGTGATATGAAGTAATTCCACTAAATCCGCGTTGACACCCAGTAAACGAGTTTGTGGTTAACCCTGTATAGGTTATAACCTCATTATCAATTCTAAACAGACCATATTGCTTAGGAAAACCTTTAGTGCTGTTTACGGCGATTGTAGTGTCCGTAGAGGAGATTCCTGAAGTCGTATATGTACTATCAACTACAACTTCAGGAGTTAAATTGTCTAATTTTAAATATTGATCTAAATTATCAGTAATATCAACTGGACCACCTTGATATTCTTGAGAAATATAATATTGCTTTAAAAATTCTGCTGCCTTTGGATTTTCGACCGATATTTCATCTCCTGATGCAATAACATCCTTCACCATATTTATTGAACTTGCTGGGATGTTAAAATTGAGATATAAATCTTTCAATCCAACCACATCATTTGACTCAGGAAATGCTTGTACTTCAATAATATTGTTTTCTTTTTCTGTTGAAGTGATTTTTATTGTATTAACATTGATTTCTCCCTTTATATAATCAATTGTTCCTGCAGATTTTACGACAACTCTAGTTGTTGTGCTATTAATTGGTTTTACAATTGATAAAATCCCTGTTCTTCCGTCAGGATTTGGAATATCGGTCATGTAAACTACATCTGGATCAGTTGCAATTCTAAATCCAGTTGATTTGATGTTATATCCTTTAGAATTTACATGAAATTGATTACCATAGCATAATTCATACTGTGCAAACTGGTTTACAACTGCTTTTAAATCTCTTCTAATCCTAACTTTGGTAATATTAGAGGTAATTGCAGTATTTGTGTTGTCAATAATTTGTTGAATTTTGCTATATCTAAATCTTCCGCCAAATTTATTGATTTCCAAGGAATTTGCATAAGTTTTAAGAGTATCCAATACTCTTGTCCTCAAAGTTTCAACCGTTGATATCCTAGAAAAGTCATAATAGACTGCAGAATCAATTTCAACATAAAGAATTTTGAGATCTGTGATTTTTTGATTTATTCCAGAGACGGTATATTGCTTTAATTGAGATAAAATCCTAGATTTGTTAAAGTCAGAGACAAAAGTGCCATTTTTTGGTTTAATACTTATGTTTACAGTGCCAAATTGTGGAGGAGTCATTTCCTCACCACCAATAACGGCAACAGACTCGGTATCTGGATAGATTGTTTTGATAATTGCCTCATAATCACGACTGGTAACTGCTCTAGATTGTGCAGAATAAATTTTAGGAGCATAATATCTGACAGAATCTATAGATTCAATTTCAGATCCATTTTGAGATGCCTGATTTACCGTAACAGTGATGTCGGATGGGTTGACATTGTTGTTTTCTGTCGTTAAAAAACTTCCAGCTAAGGAGAAATTTGATACTCCATTGCCATCTACACCATTTGATATGATATAATTTGCCGTTATGATATTACCATCAGAATTTTGGTCTGTTCCGAGTTTTTTACCAATCAATCCATCACCAAATAGCAGTTGATATTTCTCATCCTGTATCTCTTGAATCAAATAAATCTGAGAACTAGAGGTTACATCTACAATATTATCAACCAAGGAGTATTCAATGCCAAGTCCGGTATCATTTTCCTTTCTAATGTAGACTTTTAAAGTCGAAGTATCAACAAATGAGTTATCAAGAATAAATTTTTGATCAAGAGACCCATCATATATGAATTGTTTGGTTAAATATGTCCCTTCATAGATTTCAATGTTGTTAAAAGTTGCAACTCCATCAACAAATTTCCTTGTAATGTCTTCTGGTATCGAAAATACATATGAAGTATTTGCTGAACTACCAGTGCATACAAGACCTCTCTGAAGCGTTACCTGAGAGGAACTGTCTCCTGTGGGTCTTTGTACCGAAAATGAAATTTGTGCCCTTGCAGAGGTCCTAGAACGGGGCACATAACCAATATTTCTTGCTAATGAGACAACATTTTCTCTCAGAGTAGCAGAATCCAAAAAGGATTCATTCACAACCATGTTAGAGTTGAATGCTGTGATATATGTGTTATATGCTAGCGTGTCGATTAAGACAGAAAAATTAGATCCCTCAAAGTCAAAGTCCGTAAAAGTTGAATTTGCACGGAGATAATCCTTGATGGACGTCTTTATCTGATCAAAATCTAGATTTGTATACTTAGTAAAAGGCATATTATCTTGTTGCCTCTAATAGGAACGAAAATTCTTGAGTTGGAAACTCTTGTCCGATGATATCAAAAATAATAGTTGCATTAAATGCGTTTCTATCTGGAAAAGGATCAACCTGAACCTCTACATTATTGATTCTTGGTTCAAAATTCTCAAGTGCAATCTCTATTTGATTTTGAATTACGGATGCAGTACCAAAATCAACGAACTCGAAGAGACTACTTCTGACCTCAGATCCCAACAAAGAGTTAAAAAACCTTTCAGTGGGAATAGTTTCCACTATATTTCTTACGGATCTACGAATCGCGTTCTCATTTTTTAATACTTGTAGATCTTTAGTGACAGGATGTGCATCAAAAGACAAACTAATGTCTTTAAATGCTCTTGATATCCTCTGAATGGCCATTGACAAAGAGTTTTTCTTTATTTATAACTCAATAATTAGGAATTTGGTCATCGTTTTTGCGTTCCTTAGCAGTTTTCCAGAAATAATTCTCGTCATTTCCGAGTCCATCGCGGTCATGACCGTTCTCAACCTGATAATATACGGTCGAAACCTTAAAATCTGGGATTTTTGGCGTCTCTGGTGTCAGACTATTATCAAAAATACGAGTTCTGTTGTTCGGATAGAGTGCAAATTGCCCATTATCCAGTTCGATTAGGTTGTGAGACTTGTGTTCTGATGGATTTTCACTGGTTGCACAGTCAATTGCATCCGGATCTTGGTGATAATTATCAATTGTACAG